AAATCCATTGACTAAAATCTTGACTGTAAGTAATTACGTTTTGTCTGCTTGGTTCAAGCAAGATACTCCCCTCTCCGTTTGTGTAATCTATTCTTGGTATGTCTAATCTGTCTGTTGTTTTTAGATAGTCTTTTGGTTGGTCGCCTTTTACTATTTGTAAACCCCAAGCATAAACACCTTTTGTTACATCTCCTGCGTATGTATTATTATAGCTAAAACCTGTACTCCATTGGCTATCTGCTATTACTAAAGATGGCACAAGACTATCTCCTGCTACATTAGATTGGAAATTTGCACTAAGTCTAACCCAACCATTAGCTGCTGATTCTATTTTTGCATCCGATACTGAAAATACTCGACCACCATCACCATTTGAAAAAGTATATATTATAGTTTTATTATCTAAATCGAAAAAAGCAATAGAGCCATTATTTGAATTATAGCTGTTTTGCAAAGCTACATATCTTCTATTTAGTTTTTTAACAAAAGCACTAAAATTATATGTTATGTTTTCAGCTAAACTTAAGCTGTCTAATATAAAATGACCATTAGAAGAGCCTGTAGTTTCTAATATTTTACCTCCACTTAACGTGCCATCAGGCGCAATTATTGAGTTACTTGTTATAGTAACATTTGATTTAAGCCAAGTAGATTGACTAAAGTCCTCACTGTTTATAACAAAATTATAAGGCACATCTTCTATAAGATAATCTTCGTTGACTCTTGTTCCTGTTGAGTTTCTGTCAAAGTCAAAGTCGGCTTGTATTACTTCTTTTACGCTTACATTGTCTATTGTGATATCTGACCCTATTTTACCGTTTCTCAAAATAAAAATGTTACCAACGGTATGTGTAAATTGTAAAGAATGTACGCCAACATAAACATTTGTAATAATATTTAATGCACCATTTTTGTAAACCCTAAAAAAATCGCATCCGTTATTTTCTTTAACTTCCCAAGAGATTTCATAGGTTTTACCAACCTCATAAGCAATAGTTTGTCTAAATTGTGATTCAGCACTACTTGAGTCCATAAACGCAGACCCCCCAAAATTAGCAGACCAAGTTACATTTACAATATTACTCCAACCTGTTAAATCTGTATCAAACGTACCATTAGTAACTAAGTTTTCGCCTAAAGCATAAGCAGGTTTTATAGAATATAAGTAGTCCTCAGCATAAGCTGTAGGTGTGGTTATTATGGATGCTTTTTGTAGTAAACTCATTGTATATTCTCTAATAGTTGTATAGTCATTGTGTTGTTCTCGTATATCTGCACTCTCCTGTTTAAATCAGAAGTCAAATACTCTACTATATAATCATCTCCCCAACTATTGGTTGTTGTTGCGTTGCCCCAATAACTTTCGCTGTATGATTTTCCCCAATTTATCGTATTTGCCATTTAAATACTGTTTTAATTTAATTATATTTTTTTCTTTTGGTTTGTATATCACAATACCCATCCGTTAAATGTAGCATCACTATCAGGAAATACGTCTCCTCCTGTGTTCTGATTATACTCAGGAAACAAATTACTGTTGTTGTTGATGTAATCTAAAAACCTTTGAGTATAATACTCTGCTGTATTTCTTGCTTTGTTTACTAAAAAGTCAACCTCATTCTTAGAAACTGATTCTGAGTTTTCGCTTGTGTGCTTAAACACTCCTCCGTTCTTGATCTGATAAGCTGCATAAGGAATATACTCTGCTTGTGCAAACCAAATTAACATAGGTTGTACATATTCATTTACTAAGGTTTCATAGTTTCCTGACAAACCTGATCCTGCAATGTCTGCACCTATTTTGTCATATAGTTTAGTTCCTAAGTAGTTTCTTATTTCAATTTGTTGTGCTAACTTAATAAACTGTATAAATTTATCTGTATCAACATTACCATCAATAATACTGTTCTTGACTAAATCTGTTCTCGATATGAATAATACTGTTGCCATAATTATCTACTTATTCCTATTTTCTTAGCGTATGATGCTGTATATCCTTTGTAAGGCATATCCTTTGGTGCTACAGGTACTTTTTGAGCATTTTTAGGTGCTTTAAAACCTTTACTCTTAGCTTCTGAGCTTGTTATTTCTGTACCTAACCCTTTACCACCTTTTTTTGCATAAGTCTTTCTAAACCATTTGTGTTGGCATCTTGCTCCACCTTTGTAAAGCCATATAGAATATGTTGCTGCTCCACTTTTTCCAAACCCTGCATTTACAGCCTTTTTACTCATAGCCATAATATCTTCTTTACGATATACTTTATTTGCTGCTACCATTTTCTTACAAAACTCTCTTGAAGTTGGTTTTACTCTTGCAGGACTGTATATATATCTAACGAGGAATGTTACACCTTTTTGTGATTCTTGTTTAGATTTACCATCTTGTTCACTTTCTCTATAAGGTGTTGCTTTACCTAATCTTGCTAATTCTGTTTTGTTTAAATCTTCTACAACCTCATCCATTTCATCTTCAAAGTCATAATTAACTTCAGACTCATCTACAATGTCATATTCTTTTAACAAATCCTCTTCGCTTTGACCTAAACTTATTAATTCATCAGCGATCTCATTATCTATAGGGTTGTCTTTGCTTAATTTAACTCCTGTTTCTTCTTCCTTAGTTTCCTCGTCCTCTACGTTCTCTAAGTCTGTAAATTCAAGTGGCTGAAGCGTTTTAAAGTACAAATGCAAAGCAATATCGTTGTAAGCAAGTATTTGGTCAAAGGCATCTATTAAAAGTCCTTGAAAGCCTTTAATTACTAAGTTATCAAATAAGATAGAAGCTGTTTTTAATTCGTCAGCGTTGTTACCAAGACCTGTACTATCCTTAATACCAAATAACATAGGACTTACAACCCTGTGTGCTACCATAATCTTTTTAGAACTTTCATCACTTAAAAACTGATATTGATTGTGAGCATCACTAAGTTGGATAGGGTCTATTGTTGCTGCTGTTTCTGAATTGTCATTAAAAGCTAAAATAAATTTACCTGCATTAGAACTCCCTGAAAACTTTTCGTAGATTCTTCTCTCTATCATTTCTCTTTGCTCAGGATCAGGAGTACCATTATTGAAGTTGATTAGCATACTTGGTGCAAGTCCGTTTAGTATGTTGTTTAAATGGTAGTTGGATATCTCCTCCTCTAATTCAGCGTATTGTGTTCCACCTTGATAATCTACAGGACTATAATACTTAAACCCTGCTCTATAAGGTTTTACATAAAGTATTTCTAATCCCTCTTTAGAAGTTCCGAATGCAGGTATTCTTTTTAATTCGTTTCCTCGCTTGTACTTTGACCAATCACTAAAATAATAGTAACCCTCAATATCTCCTTTTTCGTTACACTTTTCTGCCCTTAGTGTTTCAATAGGTATGTGTTCTAATTGTACAATTCTACTTCTGTCTTTAGAATAAATGACTTGTATTGCACATTGACCCATTAATTTTAGATCATAGCATAGTTTTCTTACACAATCCTTGTTGAATAATGCTTTCATTTGAGCATACTCATTAGGCTTTTTATTTGAGTTGGTAGCATCTAAGCCTTTTCCGTAGATCATCTCACTAACACCATTTATAATAGCGTTATTTGTAGGACTTCCGTTGTATCTGTCTATTAAGTATTGAAAGTAGTTGTTATCACTACCATACTCAATAAAGTTCTTACCACTAACCTCTTTTACTTGTGGAGAAGTGTAAGTGCTTAAATTTACTATACTTAAATCTGATTTATTTTTCATATTACAATATAATCATTATCATAGACATCGTTTCCTGTTGGTACAGTATATTCTGCATTATTTACTGAATAACTTGAAATAGTTTGATTTGTACAAAAAACTTTATCCTTATATATTACATTACTTCCCTCTTTTAATGTAAGGTCATAGAATCTACCCTCTACTAATACAGGACTTAATGCTTGTGATAACACTAAATAATTCTTGTCTGTAGTTGTGCTTATTGTGTATGTTGTTGAGGTGTTTGTTGAATCGTCTCTTAGAATCATACTGACACTTGAAGCGTAACTTCTTGGTATTACTTTTAAAGTTTGAGCTGATGCAGATGTCGTTAAGTGTATCATACTTATATAACGTACAAACTTTAAATTTTGTGTATAAAAAAAGAGGAGTCCGAAAACTCCCCCTTAATTCAAAAAACTAAATATAATTGATGAAAACTTTTATAAATATACAAAAATTATTTTTAATTCGGTGTAATTTGATCTATGTCTGAATTATTCACAACCTCTGTACTTAGTACAAATGGTGGTGGTATTCTTTCTTGAGATACTAATGTTAAAGTAAATCCACTTAGGTCTCCCATAGCAGCTCCACTTACAATTGATCCACCTGTAACTTCGCATCCGTGTTCTAAGCCCATCACAAAGTAGTTTCCGTTATAATCTTCTACAAAAACGTGTGGTCTTGCGTGTGAGATTAATTTAACTTCTTCTTGTGTTGCTTTTTCAAGGAATGTTAATGTTAAGTTTAATGTTGATTCGTAAAATGTAGTTCCGTTTTCTCTTGAGCTGTTAATTGCAGTTTCTAAGGATGAATTACCCTTAATGTCAAACTTTTTTAGAACACCACTTGAAGATGGTGCTGAACCTGTTAAAGAAGCAAAAGTATCAATCTGACCATTAAAGTCAGTGTCAAAAGGTGTTTTAGATGCACTATCTGCTGCTGCTCCAAGAGTACCGAAATCTGCAAAGTAAACAGTCTTAAGACCACCTACTCCTGATTTACAAGGGACTGCACGTCCCTGAGTTATTGTACAAGGCATAATTTTTAGTTATTAAAAAAGGGTAGGCAGACTACTACCCACCCTCTTATATGTTAGTTAAAATATTAAGAATAAAGAACTACATCAGCACCAACACCAATTTGGCATCCTGCTGTATATCTCATTACTACTCTTACGTTTTGTGATCCATCGATATCTGACATATCAATTACTTTTACTTCGTTTCTGTCGTTTAATAGACCTGTGCCGAAGAATAAGTTACTTGATCTTGCAGCCATTGCATTGTTGTCAGCTAAACCTGATGTTGGATAAATCTTGATACCATCAAAGAATAAACCTCCTAATGATTGGTTGTTACCTTTGTTATCGTATCCGTTAGCTCCTAAACCTGATGCACCAAAACCACCTAAAGCTCTAATGTAAGCTCTATAAATGTTTTGTGATACATAAATAACAAGGTCATCTGCTCCGTAAACTCCTGATGGAATTGCATCTACAATAGCTCCTAATTGTGCAACTACGTTTGCAGAAGTTACAGTTGCTTTTGCAACATCTACTACAGTTCCGTCAGCAGCAGCTAAAGTTTTTAAGCCATCGAAGTTACCCTCTCCTGCTGCACCTGCCCATATAGAAGTTTCAGTTGCACTTGCTACCTCAGCAGCTACTCTTGCGATTACAAAATCAGAGAATAGTGGAGGTAAGTTGTCAAATGCAGAATATCCCATTTGTGCAGCTTCCCCATCAGCGTGTAATTCTTTTTTACAAATCTGTAGGTTTACCTGTAATTCAGTTGGTGTTAATACTTTTTCAGTAAGTGTAAGACCTGAAGTCGTTGCATCGAAGTCACAGTCAGCACTTCTTACTAAATTTGAGAAAGCCCCTACTTTCATAGCAGCTTTGTACTTAATGTTTGGCATAATAGT